GTTTTAATACAAACTGACTTTTCTTTGGCTAAGACTGGTTTTGGAAGAAATGCCAAAGCTATTTTAAAAGCTTTATATTCAAAAGATAAATATGATATTGTACATTATTGCTGTGGACTAAACTGGAGTAATCCAGAAACTTTAAAAGTTCCTTGGAAATGCTTTGGATCTCTTCCTGACGATCAAAAACAATTAGAACAATTAAATAAAGATCCTCTTGCTGCAAGAAACGCTAGTTATGGGGCGCTTCTTTTAGATAGAGTTATCGAACAAGAAAAACCAGATGTTTATATTGCTATCCAAGATATTTGGGGAGTAGATTTTGCAATAGAAAAACCTTGGTTTGAGAAGATATCTTCTGTAATTTGGACGACTTTAGATTCTTTGCCAATTTTAGAATCAGCAATTAAGTATGCTCCAAAAATTAAAAACTATTGGATATGGAGTAACTTCGCTACAAAGGCTTTACATAAATTGGGTTATAAACATGTAAAAACTTTGCATGGAGCATTAGAGGATTCATTCTTTTATAAATTATCAGATTTTGATAGAAGCCAATTAAGAAAAAGACATGGTATACCTCAAGATGCTTTTATTATTGGCTTTGTATTTAGAAATCAATTAAGAAAAAGCGTTCCTAACCTTTTAGAAGGATATGCTCTTTGGAAAAAGCAAAATCCAAATATAAAAAATACATTCCTACTTTTGCATACTCATTGGGCAGAAGGGTGGAACATATATAAATTAGCAGATGAATATGGCGTACCAAAAAATGAAATTTTGACCACATACATTTGCAAAAATTGTCATAATTATGAAATCAAGCCTTTTCAAGGACATGATATAGACTGTAGATTGTGTGGAGCACAAAAGAGTCAAATTACAACTGGAGTTGGTCTTGGAATTAATGAAGTTCAACTTAATGAAGTATATAATTTAATGGATGTTTATTGTCATCCATTTACTAGCGGTGGACAAGAAATACCCATTCAAGAAGCTAAACTTACAGAATTAATCACTTTAGTTACTAATTACTCATGTGGAGAAGAAATGTGTGAGCCAGAAGCTTATTCATTACCTTTGGAATGGGCAGAGTACAGAGAGCATGGCACAGAATTTAAAAAGGCTTCAACATTACCGACTTCTATCGCTCAACAATTAAACGCAGTTCATAAGATGCCAAAAGATAAAAAGATTTTAATGGGTAAAAACGCTAGAGAATGGACTATTAAAAACTTTGGCGTTACTTATGTAAGCAGTATTTTGGAAAAATTTATTGATGATCAACCGTACATAGATCAAGATACTTTAACTATTACTCATCAAGAAAAAGATCCAAACTACATAGTTCCAGATATTAAAAACGATGCAGAATGGATAAAATTTTTATACGCAAATATCTTAAAACGTCCAGAAGTAGATGAAAGAGACGAAGGATTTAAATATTGGATGCAAGAAATTTCAAAAGGAATGAAAAGACCAGATATTGAAAACTACTTCAGAAACGTAGCTCTTCAAGAAAACTCAAAGACTAAGAAGTTTAATTTCGAAGATTTATTAGATCAAAAAGATAATAATAGCAAAATATTATTTGTAATGCCTGAATCAGAAGTAGATTTATTTTTATCAACTTCCTTATTTAAATCTATAAAAGATACTTACCCAAATCATTCTCTATACGTTGCAACAAAATCAGAGTATCATGAAATTCTTGATGGCAATCCATACATTAAAAAAGTAATACAATATATTCCGCAAATGGATGACATCTTATGGCTAGAAGGAGTCTCAGATCATAATGGTTATTTTGATATAGCTTTCTTACCATATGTAAATTCTCAAAGAATTGTGAATTTCTTGCACAATGGTAAAACTAAAATTAACTATTACTTAAAGGACAAATAAAAATGCATTTATTAGAATCTTACGCTTTAAATTGTGGTCTTAAAATAAATCAACCATTTATATATGAAAAAATAGTACCACTTCCATTTAATGATTATATCGTATTAAACTCTGGAGGAAGTTCTGATCCTAAAAATTATACCTACTGGCAAGAAGTTATACTTCTTATTAAGCCATATTTAGATAATAAAAATATTAAAATAATACAATTACTAGAAAAGAACGAAGCTCAATCACTGGATACTCATGGATTAAACGATTTGTCTTTTAATCAAAAAGCTTTTGTTATAAAAAATTCATTACTATATGCTGGCAATGAATCAATGAGTATGCATTTGGCATCGCATTATGATAAAGATATTGTAGTTTTATATTCAAATACAAACCCAAAAAATACTGGACCATTCTTTAATATTAAAAGTAGTCCAGAGATAATAGAAAGTCCTAAAAATAAACCTTCTTATTCAAATGTAGAAATACCTAAAACAATAAATAGAATTAAACCAGAGGATATTGCTAAAGCTATACTCAAAAAATTAAATATAAAGAACAATATAAATATAAATACTTTATACATTGGTGAGGCTTTTCAAACCTCTATACTTGAAATGGTTCCTGATACGTTAATTGATTTAAAAGCGTTTAATACTCAATTTATTAATGTTCGAATGGATTATCTTTTTAACGAACAAATATTAATGAATCAATTACAATTATGTAAATGCGCAATTCTAACAGATAAACCTATAAACCTTGCTATTTATAAGAATTTCAAACAAAACATAGTTCAAACATATTTTATATTATCAAAAGATACAGATTTCGATTATTTAAAAGAATTAAATAAATTAAATGTTAATTTTAATATGATATCATTTTTGGATAAAGAAGAAACTAACAAACTTAAGATAAATACTCTTGAATATGGAATAATATCCGAGGTTCCCTTGAAAAGCAAAATTAATATTTATAATAAATTTAAAGATTTACCAAATTTAAAAATAAGATCAAATAAACTACTTTTAAGCAATAATAAAGTATATCCAACTTTTTGTCATTACAAAAATAATATGAGCTATATTTCTAGTAATCTAGAGTCCATGGATTTCATATATGATCCTCTTATGGCCTACGATATAGATTATTTTTCGATATTTCAAACTACTTGACAAAGACTAAAAGATATAGTATCATTATTAGATGAGTCCAAAAATTAAAAAAGAAGAAGATACAATTTCAATTGGTAGTTCTGAATTATTTGAGTCAGTTATTGTTCAAGAACAAAAGCAGCAAGTTGCAGGAGTAGTTCCACCTAATCTAATAACAAGAAATCAATATGGTCTTGTTGAAGACAAAAGTCTTAATTATATCTTTAATGAAGATGGAAGTATTAATTGGCGTAAAATGGTAAAAACTGAACATCTTGTACCCAATAGACAAAAAACTCAAGAAACAGATGTTTCTAAACTCCAAGATAAAGATCTACTTATTCTTCTTGGTGGTATTAAAGAATTAGCTCAAATTCGTGGATATACAAGCGTAGAATATAAAGTCGTCGCAGCTTCAGAAAATTATTTTGCAACTAGCTGTAGAATTACTTGGCTACCAAATTATGAAACTGGTGGTAAAGAAATAGTTTTTGAATCACTAGCGGATGCAAGCATAAATAATACAAAAAGTTTTGCTAGATTCTTTTTAGCTGCAATTGCAGAAAATAGAGCCTTTGTAAGGTGTGTGCGTAATTTTCTTAAAATAAATATTGTAAGTCAAGAAGAATTAGGAGATGCGAAATTACTAGACGATGCAGTAACTACTCAAGATAATCCTACCTCTCCACACGTTCTATTAGAAAAAGTAATTAAAGAAAAAAATATATCTTTTGATGTCTTAAAAAAGAAATTAATTAAAGAAAAATTTGAAAATGCCGAAAATTTAAATTCAATCTCAGATATACCTAAAGTAAAAATATTTGAATTAATTGAAAGAATTAAAAATATTAAAATTAACAGTTAATGCAAGTTCCACCGCATAATGGATTTCCATCTGGCGCAGCATACAGGACTCCACTCATAAATCGATAACAATTATAATTCAAAGTATAGGCTACTTCTCTGAACTGAATATAAGTTCCAGTTTTTAGATTAACATCTATACTTCCAAGGTAATCTGCAACATCGATTAATGGTAAACTTGAACCAAGTCTGTTTCCAGCTAGGTCATAAATTACAGCATGATTACTTACAAATAATGGAAGATTTGCCATACTAATAATTACACATATTTTTAATTAAAATCTTCTATTTCTATTCTTCGATCTTCAAATCCTTTTAATTTTAAAGCATAAGCTAGTTTGTTATCTATAATAGAACTTTTATATAAACTTTCTCCATTTTTATTCAATAGTTCTTTTTCAATACGTTTTTCATCTGTATTATAAATATAAGATTTATATATAGGTAATTTATTTGTGCGTGATCTTGGTTTTTTATCTAATCCAGTTACTATTAATTTATTTTGTTTGAATATTGAGTTTACTCTAGTAATACTTTCAAAGTCAAATAAATCACTACTTATAGAATCTAATAAATTTTTATTTAAAAGATCTTCTATTAAAATAGTTTTACCAATTTGATGCTCCAATGAATAAATTTTATTATTTACTACGCAACCACTAAATACATTAGTTTTTAAAATTATAAAATTTTTTATTTTATTAAAATCTAAATCTGGAACTTCATATTGCACCAAGTGGTATTTTAAGGTTGGTTCAAGTACACCTTTAATATAAGTTAAAAAGAATTTACCATCCAATTCATATAAGCTAGGATTACATTCTATAATTGCTTCATTTTTATTTATTTTAATTTTATTAAATGGCGTATTTATTTTTAAAATCTCTCCAGAGTCTAAATCTTTAAGGAAGATTTTCCAGGGTCTAGAGTATGTAATCGTATCTTCTTGTTCAGACTGACAATGTAATAATTTTATTTTATTATCTTTTTTGAATAAAAAAGGTTGATGAGTATAAGTTATTTTATTTGTATCATTCACTTAACGATACTATATCTATTAATTTATAAAATAACACCACCCCATCCGCCAGGATAGCCTGCATATGGTGGACAATCACATTTTGAAGTGCATCCGCAACAATCTTCTGGTTTAGCGCATTCTGCATCTGGATTATAACAATCATCGCAACTGTCTGTACAACCACCCTGCGTGCATACATCGCATGCTGGCCCATTTAAAGTTGCATCTGCATCATAGTTACAAGCGTTAGAATCTGTACATCCACAAGTGGCGCATTCATCACAAGCATCACAGCAACAAAATGTTTGTTTAATGCCAGAATTACATTGACAATCCGTAGAACAAGCGCACTCGTCTGTTTCGTTTGGTACATTGGGCATATATCAATATTACACTAAAATTTAATCTTTAAATGGTATTAAATTTCTTCTTATAAATACTAAGTTAATAAAAAATCCAGAAAAAGCACTTAATATATTAGAAACATAATCTAAAGTATACTCTTGAAATGGGTTTAAAAATAAAGTTAAAAATAAACAAATCCAAAAACTACTACATTCATGACAAAGCAATGGCTTTCTGATATAAGGTATTCTAGCTACAAAATTTCTAAAAGGTCTGGAAGCTTCTGTATCAGACCAAGCGTAACTTACTCCAAGACAAACAAACAAGTATAGTAAAAATATCATTTACAAAAAGTAAACATGAATAGAGTCTTCTTTTTCTATAGCCGAAAAACTCCTAAAAACTTTTCCAGATGTTACTCTCCATAAATTAGCCCAATCTTCTTCACTTTTACCAATTTTTATAATTTTACCGCTTAATATTTTTTCTGAATGCAAGGAGCTTGCTAAAGTTATGTCTTTAATTAAATCTGGTCTATGATCTACATATTTATCAAAAATTGATTCATTTCCTGCAACTATTTTTTCGTTAAAAAATTTAGTAACCCTTCCTCTACATGAGCAATTTGGATTCTCTCTAAAAGTCGTTAGGTCCGCTAAAATTTCTGGAAAATCGCGTTTAAGCTCTTCAAATGCGTCTTTATTTTGAAGAATTATATTAATTATATTAGCTAGGTTATTTTTATCAATTTTCATATATTATATTATATATGAATATCAATATATTTCTATTATTTTTTAAGAATTTATATATCCTTGAAAATTCAAATCAAACTTGCCATATTCATTAACTGAGAAATTATAATTTTTATTAGAGTAAATCATTTTATTTAAATTAAAACTTTTAACAATTGCAGAATTATTAATATTTTTAAAATTAACCTGTAAGTCTTTGGTCTGCAAATTAGAAAAGAAACTATAAGGAGAAGAAATAGATTCATCGCTTATTTCAAAATTAAATCTACAAGAAACCTCTATAGGATATTCGCTAGTTACCGCAGAAGGTACATAATTACCAATTGTATATATTGGTAACTTTTTACAAGAATAAGAGATTCCACAATTGCTTACTCTGTTTAAATTTGTTTCAGCCAAGTTAAAATCAATATAACAATAATTAATAGGCGAAATTTCATAATTAATAGCAGAATTATTAGTATTTATACCAGTCAGATAGCTTAATTCTCCCAATACTCTGCCTTGAACAGACACTTCTACTGGTCTATCAAGTTGAGCGTCTATAGAATAACTATCTATAAAACCACTAGAAAAATACAAATATTTGTCACCATATTCAATTTTTCCTGTAAAAAAAGAATTACCAGTATAATCAATAAATGGCTCTGAAGTTCCAGGTATATAATTTAAATTAAAATTAGCAATAATTGGTTGATTTATTATATAATTCATACCAGTATTAGATATAGCAAATGAAGGAGTTATATTCGTATCATAATTTAAGCTTAAACTTTGTATACCAGATATAAAAGTATTATTTAGGTAAAATTTTTGATTTTGAATCTGAGAAACATTAAACATTAAATATAATTACACCCTTTTTAAGTGTAAATTTATAGAGGTTAAAGGTATATGGCAAGCGTTTACGACACAGTATATGGTTGGGCTGTAGGTACTACTTATAGTAAGTACAATATTGTATCTGGATCTAATAGCAAATATTATTATTCTTTAATAGATAATAATCTTGGAAACAATCCAACTACAATTGCTTATTTACAATCTGGATGGGATGGTTATAAATTATTTAATTCTAGTTATATACCAAACTTTTTCTGGCAACCATCTTATCAATCAAGTGCAAAAATTGAACCAAGAGTTAAAAAAATTCAATTTGGAAACGGATACCAACAAAGAATACCAGACGGTATAAATTTTGAACTTAAAAATTTAACTTTAACTTTTGAAAATAGATCAGAAACAGAAACAGTTTCAATTTTACATTTCTTAGAACAAAGAGGCGGACAACAATCTTTCGCTTATAATGTTCCAACTATTTATGCAAAACCTTCTGGAGTTAGTAAATTTATTGCACCCAACTGGGAAACTAATTATAATTTTTACAACAATTATAGTATTAAAACAGTATTTGAAGAAGTCCCAAATTAAAATAATATGCCAACCTCTTTAGAAGTTTACAATCAAATAGTAAGTGGATATAAATCCATAAATACAGAAACAAATAAATTAGAACCATCTGTACCAGTAGTTTTTTATGAAATAGATTTAACTCAAATTTATCCACAGATTAGAAATACCACTACGTTAACAAATCAACCATTACAAAACGGTATTTTAAGAATATATAATGATTACAATTTATACAATTTATCAAGCCAACCGTATGGTACAATAACTTGGAAAAATAATCAGTATTTTCCAATGCCTGTACATGCAGACGGATTTGAAATGAATAGTGCTGGAACTCTTCCAACTCCAAGAATTTTTATTGCAAATAGTAGTCCAGATACTTCAACAAATTCTTTTTATAAATATATAAGATTACAAATTCAATCTTTAGGAGATATTGTTGGCGCAAAATTTACAAGAATTAAAACTTTTTTAAAATATTTAAATGGTGTTAATTTTTCTGGAGGATTTAATCCATATACAGATGATCCATCTATATCTGAAATTGAGTTACCAAAAGACATTTACTATATTGATCGAAAATCTCAAGAAGATAATTTAATTTTAGAATATTCTTTAGGTTCTATTCTAGATGTTGAAGGAGTATTTTTACCTTCAAGAACAATTTTTTCTAATAAATGTCCATTTGAGTATAGAGGCGAAGGATGTTTGTATGAATATGATAGTAGAAGATCTATAGTCCATAGCGGAGTTTATGGAGGAATTGTCAACTCGAGTGGAGTTAATATAAGATTACTACAAACTGCACCACCAGTTGCAACAGAAAATGATCAGCTTTTCTTGGGATCATCTGGTTCAGTTTTTGTTACTGGAGTTAATACTTATGCTGTAAATAGAATTACTGGCGGAGCTGGTGATTTAGGAGCATGGAATACTGGACAAAGTTATACAAGTGGAGATTTTATATATTTACAAAATACAAGTAAATTAAATTATTATTTTGTATGTATTAATAATCATACGTCTTCTTTAGAAAATTCTCCACCAAATACAACATTTTGGTTAGCAGATTCTTGTTCTAAAAGTATTTCTTCATGCAGACTAAGATGGTTAAAAAATCCAGCTTTTAGACCTGTTATTTGGCCAACGGATAGAGGTGGTTGGGATTTAAATTATTATAAATTAGCTGATAGAATGCTTAGAACAGCAATAGAAGCAACTAGTCAGTTAAGTCCACCAGCTTTTGTTGATACAGGTATAAATTCTCCATTTCCAAGAAGACCAGCATGTTGGAATCCAAACTCTGATATTTCGCATGGAATACCAAAAGATTATTTAGGAAATTATTTAAATGGATTTCTTCCATTTGGAGGTTTTCCAGGAACAGATCAACCAAACAATCAATAATGAATACTAAAATTAAAAATAAAATAAGAAATCATGCGATAGAAGAATCTCCGCAGGAATGTTGTGGTTTTGTTATTGAACATAATGGGATTATAGACGTTTTGAAATGTAAAAATATATCTAAAGACCCAATTAATAATTTTAAAATATCTGCTCTAGAATTTTTAAAAATAAAAAATTCATACAATCCACTTTATATTTATCACAGTCATTTAGATGAAGAAAACTTCTCGATGATGGATAAAAATTGCGCAGAAGAATCATCTATAGATTTAATACTTTATATATTAAAAAGCGATACTTTCAAGTATTACAGTTCTAATAATTCAGAAAGTTTAAAATATATTGGAAGAAATATTAATTTTCAACAAACAAATTGTTTTGATTTAGTAAAATTATACTATAAAAATGAATTTAATGTAGATTTAAAATTTCCAGAAAATTTTATAAATGACCATATGCTAAAAGTAAATCAAGAAAATCTTGATCTAGTATTAGAATATGCAAAAATAAATAATCTAGAATTAGATTATACTGATGAATTCATAAACCACGATATATTACTATTTAATAGTGATGGTTATTTTCATTTAGCTATTTATTTAGGAAATGACAAGATTTTAGAACAACCTAGAAATGGGTTTTCAAAAATAACAAATTACTGTAATTACTATAAGAGAAATAAAATAGCTAGACTAAGGAGATCAAAAAATGGTAACAGTTAATTTACACGGTAGATTAGGGGAAGAGATAGGAGAAACATGGCATTTAAATGTTACTTCTGTATCAGAAGCTATGAGAGCAATAGAAGCAAATACTAGAACCTTTAGAAAATGGCTACTAGATAACTCTAAAACAAAAGGTTATTCTTCATACGCAATACTTATAAACAATAAACCAGTAGAAATTAAAAATCAAGAAAATATAAATGAATTTAAAAATTCAGAAGTATTTATGGAATATGGAGAAAAACTTCAAACAATAGATCTTATACCAGAAGTAATGGGATCTCGTAGCGCTATAATGTTTGTTGTTGCAACAGTTTTAATTATTACAGCAATTTTTGTTCCACCATTAGCTCCAGTTTTAATATTAGGCGCAATTGGATTAATAGCTGCTGGTGTTACTAGTTTATTAAGTAAACCACCACCACTTATTCCATATAATGCGCAACAAGCAGATCCTATAAGCACTTCTGCAGGAGAAGTTGGAGGCCCAAGTTCTTATCTTTTTAATGGCCCAGTAAATACAGTTGGTGAAGGAGGACCAGTCCCAGTAGGATATGGTACTTTATTAATTGGATCAAATAATGTATTTGCATCTTATGATGTTCAATATAAAACATCTAGAAGAGGAATTACTGCTGCTGGAAATACAGTATCTTCTGGATCTTATACATATTTATTTGATTCTAATTGTAGATTAATGGGTCAAAAACCAACAATAAACGAAATAAATTTCTAATATGGCAGGAGCAACAAATCTTAGCGCAGAAGGACTAGAATACCTTTGGTATCCAGGAACCATAGGATTAACTTTTGCTGGAATGACTTTCCCAGAAAGTGAATGCATAGATAGCGCTCCAGGAGTTAGTTCACTTAGTTTTAGTGGTTATGATCCTATGGGAGCTTTTGATTTTTATTTTAATAATGGAATAAGTGGATATAAAACTTACTCTAGTCAAATTATGACATTTGATGGCTTAAGTAATCTTTGGCAATTTAATTCTGCTGTTGATTCTGTAGTAAATATTAGTTATCTTCGAGGTGCCCCAAATTTCAATAGCTTATATTCAATTGTTTATGGCGGAAGCGCTTTTGATCCAGTAAATTACGGTAAAACTACTTTAATAAGTGGTACGACTGGAAATGTTGCAATAACTAGCATAAATAAAATAGGAGTATTAGATTTAATTTGCGAAGGGCCAATAGAAGGTTTTGTAACAGGAACTTATTTTTATAGTTATTCTGGAAAAAATACTGGAGATATTGGATATACTTCATATTCTTTTATTCCATTTAATAGTTCTGGTTTTTATGGCGGATCAGAAGATGGAAATCAATATCTTGAAACTCCACCAGAATCTCGTTCAATTTTTTGGAATGATATTCCAATTGTTCAAAAGAATGGAGCGTATAATTTTAAATCAGTAAACTATAAATATACTATAGGTGATCCTAATTTGCATACTCAAATGAGTCCCACAATAAATTTATTTGAAGATAGATATAGCTATTTTGGAAATCAAATAGATAAATTTAAATATCCTCTTGTAACTTCAAGAACAAAATCAATAAATGAAAGACTTTTTGGATCAATTATAACTACTGGTATTACTGACGTTGTATTTCCTAAATCTTATAATGTATATAATACAGATGTTTCTGCTATAAAATTAAATTTTAAAATTAATGGATTAAGTGAAACGATTGTTTCAGTTGGATCTGGAAATCAAGGGGATGTTTATAAACAAACTCTTAAAATTAATTTTTTGTTATTTAGACTTTTTAGAGATGGTAGTACCGCATTAATAGATGCTTCTCAATTTTATCCATATAAAAGTCAATATTATTTTAACCATAGTATTTTACTTAGAGGAAAAGTAAGCAGCCCAATGTTAAGTTCTTATCAATATTGTTTTCGACCATTTGCAGAAAATTTTCCAGCTTTTCAAATCATGCAAAATCAAATTGGATGGTCGGTTACAGTAACTAAAATAACTCAAGAAGGTTTACCTCCAGGAGTGACAAACTCTTGTTCAGTTGATAGCATAACAGAAATTTATAGTGATAGATTTGTTTATCCTAATGTTGCAATGGTTTACAATGAATTTGATGCTAGATATTTTAATAGCGTTCCAACAAGAAGTTATAAAATGAGACTTTTAAAAGTTAAAATCCCAAATAATTATGATCCAATTACAAGAAGTTATAACGGTTATTGGGATGGTACATTTAAATTAGCATGGACAGATAATCCTGCCTGGTGTTATTATGATTTAATTACCAATAATAGATATGGGTTAGGTAAGTATATTGATTCATCCTTAGTTGATAAATGGAATCTTTATGAAATTGCACAATACTGCGATCAATTAGTTCCAGATGGTAATGGTGGTTTAGAACCAAGATTTACTTGTAATTTAATGATTTCAGCAAAAGATGAAGCTTATAAAGTTTTGAATGATATGGCTTCAATATTTCGAGGGATAACTTATTATTCTGCTGGATTAGTTTTTGCAAATCAAGATAGACCCAAAAATATTATTTATTCATTTAATAACGCAAATGTTGTAGATGGTAAATTTACATATTCAGATAGTTCAAGAAGAGTTAGAAAAACCGTAGCAACTATTAGATACAACAATGAAGATGATAATTATAAACCAGCAATAGAATATGTAGAATATAGACCTGGAATATTAAAATATGGAATAAGAGAAATTGCAGTTACTGCATTTGGTTGTACAAGCAAAAACCAAGCAAGAAGATTAGGAAAATGGTATTTGATTACAGAAAATTTAGAAACGGAAACAGTAGTTTTTGATGCAGGATTAGATGCTGGATATCTTATTCCAGGAGATTTAGTTCAAATTTATGATCAAAATAGAAAAAATGTAAATTTTGCTGGAAGAACGAAAGAATTATCTACAGGATCTGCGACTCTTGATTTACCATATAATACTGGAATATTAAATAATTTAACTGGATTTAAGAGTAATTTTGATATTTTCTTCTTAACTCCTACTTACAATTTAAATTACGGAACAGACCTAGGTAATGATTATATAACTGGTTACAATATAACCTCAAGCGGTGCGACAGGATTAAACTCGGATTTCTTTAGAAGAAGCGCTGTTCAAAAAATGACTATACCATTACCAACTCAAAACTATATAACAAGAGGAACTGGAGTTTATTCAGACAATATTAGAATAATATTTCCTTCTGGTTTGAACGGATCAGGATATAGTTTATTGGAAAATGCTGTATGGAATATAGATGTAAATACTAGTGGATATACTGGCATAGATATTATATCGCCAATAAATAATCCTTCTAGTTTAACATATCCAGGCGCATTATATGATGGATATTTAAATGAACCACAAATTTATAGAATTTTAAATATAAAAGAAGATCCAGAAAATAAAACATATAATGTATCAGCTATGCAATATGTACCAGCAAAATATGGAGAAATAGATTTAGACGCGCAATTAATAAATGTACCTAATAAACCTTTACTTCCTGGCGCTCCAAATGTAATTTTAAGCGGTTTATATAGAGATGCAGCTGGTAATTTAACAGGATCAAATAGATTATTGTATCAAGGAGTTCAAACTGCGATTGGAATTAATAGCGTAGCTTATTCTATATCTCCATCTACAAATGGTTCTTATATTAGTCAATATTTAATTTATATGAGAACAGGTACAGCTTTTACTAGTTTAACAAATGATCAAACAGACCTAATAGATATACAACCAGCCAATGTTAATACTGGATTTTATCCAACTGATCTTATTAATGGAAGAGAGTTAGGATTATATCCTCCATATTTTACTCCTCAATATTCTGGAACTTTTTACTTTAAAATTTATGCACAAAATTCATTAAACGAAGCATCAAGTCCAACATTAGGCTCTTTCACTTTAACGAGTCAAGCTCCTTTAGATAGAGTTCAGGCTTCTGGAGTTAACATATTATGAAGCTTTTAGCTAAAAATTTAAATTTAAAATTAACTTGGGAATTATCATCAGCTCTTCCAGCATTATATGCTAATAAATTAATACCAACTAAATATTTTCCAAATTTTAATGTAGATATTTATGATAAAGAAAATAATCTTTTACAAAGTTTTAAAAATATTGATTCAAAAAAAGAAATAGAAAAATATATTGTACCAAACGAAATTTTATATACATCCAAAGAATCCATAGAAGGCACAAGAATTCAGAAAGATCTTCAATCAGAGAAAAATATTCAAAAAGTTTTAGAAAATTATTTTGAATATCCTTTCCTTTCTAATTATAAAAAATATAAACAAATAAAAAATAAAATAGGATTTTTTGATAATTTAAAATTT